GACTCCATAAGTGATCAGACAGGTGCTATTGTAGGGCCTTTTGAGAGAGGGCCAGTCTTGGAACCTCTCCTTATTGAGAATGAGCAAGATCTGATTGACTTATTTGGAAAACCATTCGATAACGACAGACAGTATGAATACTGGTACACCGCATCAAACTATCTACAGTATGGTGGTGTATTAAGAGTTGTTAGAGCAGATGGTGCTAATTTAAACAACGCAAACGTTGGAGGTATGCCTTCAACACATCCAACAGGTATTGGATCAACTTCAAGTCTTAAAATTAAAAACTTTGATGATTATCAAAATAATTTTGAGGATAATACTTCATATAGATTAGCTGCAAGAAATCCAGGCAGTTTTGCGAACGGATTAAAAGTTGCATATATTGATGGTGCTGCAGATCAAATCATTAATGTATCACCACACGCTGCTGCAAATATCACAGTTGGTGCTGCGGTTACTCAAGCAATTAGTGGAACACTCGTTGGGCCTGGCACAACATCCACAGTTGATGGATATCTTCAAGGTATCGTGACTGGTGTGGGTGCAAGTACAATTGATGTTAAAGTCGCAAACAGAGTTTCTGCTGCTGGAACAATCTTCCCTGCAAAATACACAGAGAATGGATTACTTCAATTCAGAGTTGGTGCTGCAACCAGTGAGGGTGTTGCTGCTCACGCTGTGGTTGGTGAGAATGGTTTAAGTGTATCAGATTCTACTTCTACAATTGCTGCCCCTGCAACAGGACTTTCAACAGTCTTCACATCATTTGCAGTTAATGACTGGTATGATAATCAGTTCATTCAACTCTCAAATGGTGCATTACAGTGGAAGGAAATTGCTGAGAAACCAAAGACAAGTGGATATGCTGAAGCAAGAAACGCTAAGAACGATGAACTTCATATCGTAGTTGTTGATGATAGTGGTAAAATCACTGGAACAACGGGTGCAATTCTTGAGAAGTTTGCATTCTTATCCAAGGCTGATGATGCAGTTAACTCATTTGGATCAAGAATATTCTATAAAGATGTGATTAAGGAACAATCAAATCAAATCTTTGTAGGTGTTTCAACAGGAAACGGATCTATTGCATCTGGTATTCAAACTGGATTTACTCCAACATCAACAGATAATACTTGGGGTCAAGATGCAGAAGGTGTTCAGTTCAACTTTGTTGGAAACAAACTCTATGAATTACAGGGTGGTAAAGACTATTCTGGTGTAAGCACAGAGGGTGGTTACTCTTGTTCACTTGGTTCAATCATTGGTGGTTATGAAATCTTTGAGAATGAGGCAGAATATTCTGTTAACTTCTTACTTCAAGGCCCTGGCATTGTAGGTAGTGAAACAGAATCTCAAGCAAAAGCAAATAAATTAATCGCGATTGCAGAACAGAGAAAGGATTGTCTTGCAGTTATCTCTCCAAATAGAGAAACAACTGTAAACGTAACAAGTGCAAAAACACAAACAGATAACGTAGTTAGATTCTATGATCCAATTACATCATCATCATTTGCTGTATTTGACTCAGGTTATAAGTATCAGTTTGATAGATTCAACAACAAGTTTCAATTCCTACCATTAAACGGTGACATCGCTGGACTAATGGCAAGAACATCTGAGGAACAGTTCCCTTGGTTCTCACCCGCTGGCCCTCAAAGAGGAAACATACTTAATACAGTTAAGTTGGCATACAATCCAAATAAAATACAGAGGGATACTTTATACACCAAGAGAATTAATCCAGTGATCTTCTCACCTGGCGGTGGATTCCTTCTATTTGGTGATAAGACAGGATTAGCAATTGCATCTGCTTTCGATAGAATTAACGTTCGTCGTTTATTCCTAAATCTAGAGGCAAGAATTGAGATTGCTGCAAGAACTCAACTCTTTGAGTTTAACGATGACATTACGAGAGCAAACTTCCGTAACATTGTTGAGCCATTCCTTCGTGGAGTTCAAGCAAAGAGAGGTTTATCGGACTTCTTAGTTATTTGTGATGAGACAAATAACACACCTGATGTCATTGATGCAAACGAGTTCAAGGCTGATATCTTTATTAAACCAGCTCGTTCAATTAACTTCATCGGTCTTACATTCGTTGCGACAAGAACAGGAGTTAGTTTCTCTGAAGTCGCTGGTCGAGTTTAATCAAATCCCACTAAATAACCAAAGGAGTTAAAAAGAAAAATGGCTGAAACATTTAATACCAGAAACATAACAGAGTTTCGATCAAGACTAACTGGTGGTGGTGCAAGATCTAACTTATTTGAAGTTTCGATTGATTTTCCTGATTTAGCAATAGATCAACGTTTGGTAACAGATAAAGTTCCCTTTCTTGTTAAAGCTGCTGAAATACCAGCATCAAACTTAGGAAATATTCCTGTTCCATATCGAGGTCGCGTTCTCCCCATTGCTGGAGATCGCACCTTTGATCCTTGGACAGTAACCATTATCAATGATAATGATTTCATAATCAGAGATGCAATGGAAAAATGGAGCAACTCAATTAATGATTTGCAGACAGCTCAAGGAACAATCAACCCAGAAGTTTATCAAAGATCTGCACTAGTAAAACAGTTAAGTAGACAAGGAACTGGCCCTGGCGATGATGAAAAAATTCTAAGACAATACAAGTTTGAGGGAATTTACCCAAATACAGTGAGTTCCATTCCTCTTGATTTTGGTGCAACAGATCAAATCGAGGAGTTTCAGGTCACATTCAACTACCTATTTTATGAGGTAGCTGGTGGCGCAGATGGAACAGGAACTAAAATATAAGTTGATTAAAATCAAAGTTTAGGATATAATATAAATACCAGTAAAGGTATAATTATACAATGGCACAACTTTTTGGTTTCTCAATTGACGATTCATACAAGAAACCGTCGGAAACAGTAGTCTCACCAGTCCCCAAAAATAATGAGGACGGTGCAGACTACTTTTTGTCGTCTGGATTTTATGGTCAATATTTAGATGTAGAAGGCGTATTTAAGACTGAATATGATTTAATTCGTAGATATCGCGAGATGGCATTGCATCCAGAAGTTGATGCTGCAATAGAAGATATACTGATTGAAGCAATAGTTGCAGATCAAAATGATTCACCAATTCAAATTGATCTTCAAAATTTAAATGTAGGGCCTGCGATTAAAGATATTATTCGTGGAGAGTTTCAATATATTAAAGAAATGTTAGACTTTGATAAAAAGTCTCATGAGATATTTCGTAATTGGTATGTAGATGGAAGAATATATTATCACAAAGTTATAGATTTAGATAGACCAGAAGAAGGAATTAAGGAACTTAGGTATATTGATGCACTCAAGATTAAGTATGTAAGAGAACAAAAGAAAAAAGGTGGTGCAAATGCGATACAATATGCAAATAATAATCGTCCAGGCTTAGAGGGATCAAATCCACTTGATGCTGAATTTCCAGGCTTAACTGAATATTTTATATACACACCAAATTCATATCAAAAAAATCAATACGGATCTGTTGCTGTCACAGGACAACAAAAGGATGCTGTTAAATTCGCGAAAGATGCAATCGCATATTGCACATCAGGTTTAGTGGATCGTAATAAACACACGGTTCTTTCATATCTACAGAAAGCGATCAAGTCACTAAATCAACTTCGTATGATCGAAGATGCTCTTGTGATATACAGATTATCAAGAGCTCCAGAAAGAAGAATATTTTATATTGATGTTGGTAATTTACCAAAAGCCAAGGCAGAACAATATCTTCGTGAAGTTATGGCGAGATATCGTAATAAATTAACTTATGATGCGGCGACTGGTGAAGTTCGTGACGACAAAAAATACATGTCAATGATGGAGGATTTTTGGCTACCAAGAAGAGAAGGTGGTCGTGGAACTGAGATATCAACATTGCCTGGCGGACAAAACTTAGGAGAACTTACAGACGTAGAGTATTTCCAGAAAAAACTTTTGAGATCTTTGAATGTTCCTGAGTCTCGCATGGCTGATAATGCAAGTTTCAGTTTAGGTCGTTCATCAGAAGTATTAAGAGATGAACTTAAATTCAGTAAGTTTGTTGGAAGAATGAGGAAAAGATTTAGTAATCTTTTTCATGACATACTTAAAACTCAACTAATTCTTAAAAATGTTGTAACTCCAGAGGAGTGGGAACAAATGAGTGATCATATTCAATATGATTATCTCTATGATAATCATTTTGCAGAATTAAAAGAAGCAGAACTAATGCAAGAAAGACTTGGACTTGTTGCAACTGCTGATCCTTATATTGGAAAATACTATTCTGTTGATTACATTCGTCGTAAAATTTTACGTCAAACTGATAATGAAATTGTAGAAGAGAATGCTATCATAGCAAAGGAAAAAGAAGAGGGTATTATTCCACCAACTGAGGAAGAATTAATGATGATGCAACAAGAACAAGAATCAAAAAATCGCACATCAAAACAAAATTTAGGAAAAACTCAAACTGAAGGTGGTAAAGAAAGTATTAATACAACAAATACTGATGATCCAGAATCGCCAGGCACACCAGATCTTAAAGGTGGCGAGATATAAATAAAACATAGGTATAGGATTTTTATCTAATGGATGAATTAATGAATTTG